GGACATAACAGAAGCACAAGAAGCAGTACAGAAAGATAAAGAACAACCAACGACAATCACCACCAGAGTAACCAAAAAGAACGGTGAGATTGTCGTTGAGTCTGACTCTGACAAGTCTATTGTTGGTGCTCCAATCATCAATCCTGATTCTAAACCCACATTCAGCACAGAAAAAGCAGTAGACTCTGTTCCAAACTGGTTAATTTTTCTCGCAGTGCTTTCAGGACTTCTTCTTTTTATAAATACGGTTAGACACCATTACAATAAAAAGAAAAATGAGGTGAAACATGATTCCAGTCGAACTAATAACCATGGGTGGTGGCGCACTTATGGGCGGCGTGTTCAAATTCATCGACAACGCTCAGAAAGCGAAAGCCGAGCAAATGAAGATGATGATGGCAGACCGTCAGCAGAAAGCGGACATCGCCAATCAGGAGAGAGAATCCGCATCCAAGTCGGCAGACGCAGCAGCGAATAGAGTAGGCAACGATCCGTTTGCTAAACTAACTCGTCGCATCTTTGTTCTCTCAATGGTTGCATTGGGTGCTTGGGCAATGGTCGGTGGTCTTACTGGTCTTGATATTATTGTTCCGATCACACAGGAAGTTGGTGGTTCTTATTTGTTTGGCATTGTTGATACAAGCAAGACTGTAACAGAATTCGTCAGACTAGAAAATGCTCTCGTACATTTTGAATGGTTGAAGACATCCATTCTTGCAGCAGGTGCTTTCTATCTCGGCAAGAGTTAAATAAGGCAATCCCAATCATTATAAATAGTTCCAGTAGATAACCTCTCTGGGACTATTTTTTTATGGCTACTCCAACTACAAGAACTGAGTTTAAGAAGTATTGCCTTCGTGAACTTGGTCATCCAGTAATCGAAATCAATGTTGACGAGGATCAAGTGCAAGACCGTATTGACGATGCGCTTGAATACTATCGTGATTTTCACTATGATGGATCGTATGAGGACTTTTATAAGTATCAGATCACTGCATCCGACATCACTAACGAATACATCACGCTGCCTGAGTCTATCATTGGTGTTGTAGACATTTTCCCGATTGGTGCAGGACTGAACACCAACAATCTGTTCAATCTTCGCTATCAGATCACACTCAACGAAATTTACGATTGGGCACACAGCACCTTTGCTAACTACACCATGAGCATGGAGCGTATTGCTTTGATGCAAGAATTGTTTGTTGGTAAGCAACCATTTCGTTTCAACAGACACACTGACCGACTCTACATTGACATGGATTGGCAATTCCGTGTAACTGCAGGTGAGTATATTATCATCAAATGTTATCGCACCGTTGAGCCAGATACATATAGTGATGTTTGGGGCGATCGTTGGTTGCGTAAGTATGCAACACAACTCATCAAACGCCAGTGGGGAACAAATCTGAAGAAGTTTAGTGGTATGCAACTTCCAGGTGGCGTTACATTCAATGGCGAACAAATCTACAATGAGGCAGAAGAAGAGATCAAACGATTGGAAGAAGAGATGATCAACACATACTCTCTACCTTCGTTTGACATGATCGGCTGATTTTATTATGCCAACGACAAACTTCTATTTTAATAATTTTGAGAACTCGATGGAGCAAAGGCTCATCGAGAGTCTCATAATTGAATCCATCAAGATCTATGGCATTGATGTATTTTACATGCCAAGAACTATTGTTAAAGAAGACAATCTTTTTGGTGAGGATGTTTTGTCGAAGTTTGAAGATGCATACACAATTGAAATGTACATTAAGTCTGTTGATGGATTCAGCGGTGATGGCGATTTCCTCTCCAAGTTTGGTCTAGAAATTCGTGATCAGATGGTTATGACTGTTTCTCAACGCAGATTCCATGAAGAAATTGCAGATGCGAATACAACAGATGACATTGGTCGTCCAGCAGAGGGTGATCTTATTTACTTCCCGCTCAATGGTAAGATCTTCGAAGTGAAGTTTGTAGAACACGAAGCGGTGTTCTATCAAATGGGTTCGCTCCAGACTTATGATCTCACACTTGAGTTGTGGGAATACAGTCACGAACAACTTAATACTGATATTGCTGCCATTGATACAATTGAAAGCACATACTCTGGTGATATGGGCTTCTATCAGCTGCTTGATGAGGCTGGCAATAATCTTGCGTTTGAAGATGGCGACACCATTCTGAACGATGGATATCGTGTTGAAGATGCTGATAATCAAGCAAACAACGAATTCTTCACGCAACAAACCAGCGGCACATTAAACTTTGTTGATTGGTCGCAATCAAATCCTTTTGGTGAACTCTGATGCCCCAATATTTCTATAATGGCGTTATCCGCAAATATATTATCATGTTTGGTAGCATGTTTAATGATATGCGTGTCGTGCGCACAGACAGTTCTGGCAATGTAGTCCAAACGATTGGTGTTCCTATTGCCTATGGTCCAAAAGAAAAGTGGCTTGAAAGAATCAACGCAGATCCAGGACTAGACCGTGAAGTTGCAATTCAGCTGCCAAGAATTGGATTTGAACTTACCAGTATGGCATACAATCCAAACCGTGCATTAAATAAGATGCATCGCAACACAAACATTGGATCAAGTGAAAACTATGTCCGTGCACAATACACTCCTGTGCCATATGATTTCAATATCTCTCTGTATGCGTTCTTTGCCAACAACGAAGATGCAATGCAGGTTGTAGAGCAGATTATTCCATTCTTCAGACCAGAGTGGACGCACAGCCTTAAATTGATTCCTGAGATTGGCGACTATTATGATATTCCAACAGTGCTCAACGACATGAGCATTGAAGACACTTACGAAAATGATTTTGCAACTCGTCGTGCAATCATTTATACTTTCAACTTCACCATCAAAGGTTATGTGTTCGGTCCAGTTAGTAACAAGGGTGTTATTAAGAGAACCGTTCTTGATTTTGCTATTAATGCGACAGGCGATTCTATTGGCACTGAAGTTGGTCCTGATGTTAAGATCACACTTGTTCCAGGACAATATGCTAACGGTGTTGCGACAACCAACGCAGCGGCAAGCGTGGCATATTCTTCAATTGATGCCAACAGCAATTGGGATTACGCATTTGACAAAGAAGATTATTTTGATGGAGTGAATAGGCATAATCACTAATGAAAAATTTGACTGATAATATGAATGAGATTTTGGGAATTGAAGGTGACTTGATAATTGATGATCCTAAAGCACCGATTGTAGTTCCTAAATCCAAAGACCAATCCAAAGATATTCAAACTGATTATGAGTATGCTCGAAGCAATTTGTATCAGGTTATTGAAAAGGGTTCATATGCGCTTGACTCTTTGCTTGAACTTGCAAAGGCAAGCGAACACCCACGAGCGTTTGAAGTTGTGGGTCAGCTGACCAAGACGCTAGTTGATGCAAACAAAGACCTGCTTGCTATCCAAAAGCAAGTGAAAGAACTGAAAAAAGAAGAACAACAAGTTGATGATCCAAAGCAGGTCACCAATAATAATTTGTTTGTTGGGTCAACTGCTGATTTATTGAAGATGATTAAAGATGAATCTAATTGATAAAGGTTATCTTGGTAATCTAAACCTAAAGCGCAAGGGCGTTGCAGTTGATTGGGATGAAGAGAAATTAAAAGAGTTTCTCAAGTGTGCCAAGGATCCAACATACTTTTCAGAAAAATACATTAACATCGTTCATGTTGACCATGGACTCATACCGATTGAGCTTTATGAATATCAGAAAGAAATTATCGAAAAGATTACAAAGAATCGTCGTGTTGCGGTCGTCACAAGTCGACAGGCAGGTAAGACGACAACAGCAGTAGCAGTTATTCTACATTATGTGCTGTTCAACAATCACAAGACTGTTGGACTACTTGCAAACAAAGGTGATGCTGCTCGTGAAATTCTAGATCGTATCAAGATTGCATACGAAGCACTGCCAAAGTGGATTCAGCAGGGGGTCATTGAATGGAACAAGGGTTCTGTTGAATTTGAAAACGGTTGCAAGATTATCGCTGCAGCAACCTCATCCTCTGCCATTCGTGGTAAGTCTGTTTCATTTCTGTATATCGATGAGGCTGCGTTCGTAGAAAACTGGGACGAGTTCTTTGCGTCAGTATTTCCTACCATTTCTTCTGGTAAGACAACCAAGATTCTTTTCACTTCCACACCAAACGGTTTGAATCACTTCTACAAAACTTGTGAAGGTGCGAAAGATGGTTCCAATGGTTACAAGTATGTTGAGGTTCCGTGGTATGAAGTTCCTGGAAGAGATCAGGAATGGAAGAATGATACACTTGCGTCAATGGACTTTGACCTGCAGAAGTTTGCACAGGAATTCGAATGT